CGGTAGTCACCATGTCGGTATTGGTGCCGATTGCCGTAACCAGTACGCCAGCGGTGGCGTTGAGATAATCCTGGATCATCGCTTCGGCCGCCTGCGCCGCCACCACGCTAGAGGCCTCCTGGGTATTTTTGCCCAGGCGTTTCATCATGGTAGGGGTCACGGAAACCGGGCCGATGCGGCCATCAACCTTAACCATGCGATCCAGAATCTGGCCCAGCTCCTGCGGGGTCAGGTCGCCATCGCCGTAAGCGTTACGACGCTGCGCCAGGCCGCCGATCAGCTGCCAGCTAGTGCGCTCGATGTAGTCGCCGATGTGATCGCCGGAGCCCATCACCAGCGCGCCACCGGATGCCGCGTTAAACTTCTGTACCTGCTGCGCTACCAGCTCAGTGGCGGCGGTGGAAACCTGCTGTTGGAATACGTAAAGAGACATAAATTATTCAATTCCCATGTTTTTAATAATATTTGCGGCTTCGCTTACAAGGTCGTTACCGCCCAGCCCACTGGCTCCGCCAGCAGGTTTATCAGCATCACCAGCGCCGCCAGTGCCGCTTGCTTTTGAACCGATGATCACGCCAGCAAATGCTTTGTTGCTGGAGAACTCCGCGCCCAGCTCGTCCACGGTCAGCGCCGAGGGTTTGCCGCTGGCATCGAGAACGCGGGTTACTGGTTTGCCGTCCTGCATTTCAACGGTCAGGCGGCTTTTGAGGTGTGGCAGCATTACCGGGGCAGATTCGCCCGCCAGCTTGGCCGCCAGGGAGTTAGCGACGTTATCCACCAGCAGGGTATGAAGAGAGCCATTAAGCCCCTCGATCTGCGACTGATAGCGCTGCTCTGTGTCGGTCAGCTTTTGACGCCAGCTATTTTCTAACGCGGTCACGTCACCAGCGGCGCGGGCCTTCTCGTCGGCGGCCTGCTGGGCTGCCAGCTCTGCGGCGCGGCGCTTCTCGGCTTCGCTTTTTTTCTCGCCTAACAGCTCGTTAACTTTGGCCTCAAGCCCGGTAACGTCTGGTAGCCCCTCGATCTGCATCTGGTAACCGTCGCCCGCTTCGGCGTACATGGCCTTTTGCTCGTCGCTCAGGGCGTCATAGGTGGCTTTATCAATCTTGAATTTCAGCATCATCAACTCCGTCGAGATGTTCGCAGCCTCTGGCCGCTGGAAAGAAAAAAGGCCGCCTGTTGGCAGCCTTGCGGGTTAGCTAAATGCGCGGGGCTCAAGCTCCCGCAATTGGTCGAGGGTGAGAAACTCGCCCTTATCGTTAAAGAAGTCGGGGACTTTTAATTTACCGGCGCGCAGGAGCTGGGCGCGTTTAAGCCCCAGCACTGCTTTCTGTCGGTTGAACGGCTGCCGCTGGAGCCACTCCCCGTAAGTGGTCTTGGCTGGCGTCTGCCCGTCCATGCTGGCGCGCGTGCCTGCGTCCATTTCGTCGGCGTCGATCCCCATTTCCCGCCAGGATTTGAGGATCAGCGTTTCGGTTGAACGGCAGCAGAAATGCGCCCGGCCCGGCCCTCTCAGATAGGGCACGTTGTGGCCGATTGGCTTCCCGTCCAGCGTGTACTGGAGGCGATCGCGCACAATGCAAATGGTGGTTGTGCGCGTGTCCAGCGTTGAGAGCCATTGCTTACCCTTCACAATGTCGCTGTTGCTGGTGGCGAACGACTGGCGCGCCGCGCTGGCGACGTGGGCGACTGCTGTCCGGGTCACGGCGGCAAGGTTGCGCCGGTTCTCCTGGATCGCCCCGTCCTCGCGGTTGGCCGCTTTCGTTCCCACTACGCGCCGGGTGATCTGCTCCGTGGTTTCACCCATCAGATAGCCCATGCGCACGGCGTTAGTGATTTTGGTCAGCCTGTCGGCTTCCAGCTTCTTACCCCACTCAGAGAGCAAGCGCCCCTGGAACGGTCGAGAGACTGCGGCGGCGTAAACCTGATCGGGGGTGATAGCCTGTAGCTCAACATGTTTTAGGACGGCATCCGGCAATAGCTGGTTGAAAAGGTCGAACTGATAGCCCGCCTCATGCTCTGAAAACGCCGTCAGCTCGCTTTTAAGCGTCTCAATCACTGGCTTGTACGTTTTGCCGTTGAGCTTACGAACGGACGCCAGCAGCGACGCGAGGCGCTTCTCGCTGTACGTGGAAGCGTCCACGCCGTCGAGCACCTCCAGCAATTCAGCGGATAGTTGCGCGTCGGCGTCGTTGAGTAGATCGATCATCTTTTTGGCGACGCCGTTACCATAGCGCGCCACATAGAGCGCGTGGGCGATAGCCTCGTCACTTAGCTGATCATTGATCGTCGTCGGTTTCCTCGTCGCCATCGTTCAGGCTCCCGTTAAGGTCAGTTTGAGCGCGTAACGTGGTTTCGATTTCTTCCGGGTCTGCGGTCGGGTCAACAATGCCGATTGATTGCATGTAGCGGATAAAGTCCACCAGCAAGAGCTTGCCGGTCTGCACCGCGCCGAGTAGTGCCGTAATGGCTTGCGAATCGAGCTGTGCCACCTCGTAGCGCTTATTGATAGCCACCACGCCAACGCCACCCGTAAACGCCTCAACGAACGTTAGAGCGCGGTTAATGGCGTCCTCTACGTTCCCGGCGCACAAAGAGAGGATCGAGTTATCCGTTTGCGCCTCGTCTGCGGCCTGTGTCGCTGTGCGGGCAGACGTGCCACGCTCTACCAGCTTCGCGCCGAGCATTGCCATTTGTGACTCGCGTCGCTCGGCCACCACAACCGGGAGGTTGCGATCCTCGGCCTGGACAATCTCCAGCTTGCCGCCCACTGGCAGCAGCACGCCCGCGCCCGAACCGGTACGGATGCCGCTCGAAAGATATTTATCCGCCCACGCCTCAGTTAATCCCGAAGCGGTTACTGTCGGGTTGCCCGTCTGGTGGGCGATCTCGGCAATATCCGCCTCAGCCTGATAGTGTTTGACGTTCAGCCAGGCGATATCCGAAAGGGGCGGCGCGTCCGGCGTGTGGTCGTTGTTGTTCGCCCCAATCCACGCCCAGGGCAATTCGTCGAGCTGTGCGCCCGAACGGTCGCGAAATGGGGTTAGCTCGGTGGCGGTGATCCCGTTGTCCTCGCCCTCGCGCCAAATACGGAAGTAAGCCAGCCCGTTAATCAGGCGTAACTCTGTCCATTTGCGGCGCAGCACCAGGCGGAACTCATCAGGCAGATCGACGGCTTCCACCTCCACCAGCACAACAAGCGACGTTTTGCCGCCAGTTACTCGCCAGTTGATGATCTGCCCGGCCTTATACAGCCGCAGCAGCGCGCGGCCAGTATTGGCAAGCGTCTGATCTCCCGTTCCCGTGTAATCGGTCAGGATGCCCGTCCCGGCCTTTCTGTAGGTTTTGCGATAACGCGTCTCTCATGAGCTGCGTTAGTGATAGCCCCTGCCCGTCCACGTCTCGCGCCAGATAATCCAGCTCGCCGGATAACTCCACCTTTACCGGCTTGGCAAAGGCGATGCCCAGCAGACCTTGCAGCGTGCGGCCAGTGGCGTTAACGAACGGGGCGCGGGCAATGTATCCCTCATAGCGCGTAAGCTGGGGATCCGTCTTCTCCCAATCGCTGGAGGGGTGAGGCAAATAGACCATGCGGCGGGAGCCCTTGCGCTTAATGGCGCGCTCTCCGTCCACACAGTCGCCCACCAGCCGCCACTCGTCCGAAAACTCATGATAGGCGGGGTGGTGAAAGTCGATGTTTGTATCTGCTGCCATCAGTAGCCGATCCCTATATCAATATCTGTTGCTGGCTTGCTCCTGCTCATAGCCACGGCGAAATAACGGAAGCTATCCGCCCCGTGTGATGTGAAGTCATGCAAGGGGTTATCCTTCCAGCAGCCGCGCTTTAAGTCCCATTCCTTGCGGTAGGCTTCCAGGTGGCTTATCCCCTCCTCGCACTTGCTGGAGTCAAACGCGCAACGCGGGAGGATTTCGCGCACCAGCTCGATCCCCTCGGAGATCCCCAGCTTCGGCACGACACTGAAAGAGATTGAATATTTCTCGCCGTCGATGTCGTAGCCCTCGCGGGCGAGCTGGCGGCGTGACTTGCCATCGTTGGCAAATTCCCGGTTGTCGATATCGTGTGGAGCCCAATGCTCGGCGTAGGTGTAGCCCCGTTCCCGTAGCACCTTCATGTAATGGCGCAGGCCTTCGCCGCTGTTCTCGTAGTAGTCGATAACGTGGAACTCATTACCGACGACACGAACGAACCAGATCGCCGTAGAGTCACCCACGCCGATGTCCCAGAACGTATAAACGCGCTGGTGGTCGTTGTCGGGTAGCTCGCCGATCCGGCGGTTGGCGTAGAGCTTCGCGAATTGCTTCGCGTAATACGCGCCCTCTACCGATTGCTGGAACGCCTCGGCGGGGGTGGATGGATATTCGCGCTTCATATCATCGCCAAGGGTTTTCTCTTTGGCTTGATACCAGGCCTTTTGACGGGCGTTAAGCTTTATCCCGTGCTTTTGCTCCAGCTCGTCGAAATAATCGATCAGGCGCTGCGTGAGCGGCTCCACGGGGTCAATTGCGTATTGCGGGTTGTTCCACCAGCTGAAAAAGAAGAATTTC